ACTATTTGAAAGAAAGAATTTCAGCCGCGCTAATTGAGTTTGGTATTGAGAAGGTTGAAACACCTTTATTGAAATTGTCATTTCGCAAATCGGAAGCGGTGGAAATTGTGGATGAGGCTTTACTGGCTCCAAAGTATTTCAACTACAAGCCTACCATTGATAAAACAACAATTAAGGCAGATTTGAAAGAGGGTGAAGTGGCAGGTGCGCGAATGGTTACAAACTTAAATTTGCAAGTAAAATGACCCGCTACCACTTTTACCCTATCCTATATTCATCCTTCGTATTCAGGCTATTCTACCTACACACAGGATTCGATGACAGGAGTTTGATTTGGATAGTTAACGGGAGATTGCATGATTTTTTATTCATCAAAATTAAAGCATAACGGCTACGGCTTGGCGAAGTGGGGGAATTATACCCACAAAAGTCGATTAGAATTACTAAAGTTTAATAAAAAATAAAATGATGATAGAAGAACAAAAGCCCCCATTTTGCCAAACCGATGTTAGCGGAAGGCATGGGTTAATTCACGGAAACGCAATGGATTTAATTTGCGATTTAGATGACCACAGTATTGACTTAACAATATTAGACCCCGATTATCAGGATTGGGATAAACTTTGCGAAGAAGGTTTAATTTGTCAAGCAGTAAGGGTTACGAAACTAACTGGTAATATTATTTGCTTTACAAAACAGCCGTTTGATTACGAATTGAGAAACGAAGTAAACCATATTTTTAGGCGTGAAATTATTTGGAGTTTCTCAAATGGTGGTGCTTGGGTAAGCAAACGGATGCCACTTGTATCATTCCAAAAAATATTCTGGCTTACATTAAGTAAAGATTTTTATGTTGATGTAAGGACTGGATTAGATTACAATGAAAGCACAAAATCAATGAAGCGAAGTAGTAAGGTATTTGGAGACTACAAAGCGGAAGGAAGGCAATTTGATAAATCAGATGAAGGAACTTGGATAAGAGACCACTATCATTTTAATAAGCCACATACGGGCAAAATACCTGCAAAGCCAAAAGATTTAATACAGATACTTATTAAATGCTTTTGCCCTGAAAATGGAATTGTCTTAGACCCGTTTTTTGGGAGTGGAATAGTTGGCGAAGTTTGTCAAGAATTAAATAGGGATTTCATAGCATACGAAATTGATAAACAAAGGGTAAAAATGTTCAATGATAATCAGGGTGCTAATGCTTTCCGCTAACGTTTGGATTTGCGAATGTTTAATACACCTAAACTATTGAAAATGAAACAAGATAGTGTAATTCTTATTCGTGTGGTAAATGGCATAGGCATTGATAAAAAGGCGAACGGATATTTATTAGACGGAACGCCCGTAAAAAGAAAAGTTTACAACGGTAGGCTATGTTATCAGAATGGCAAAATAAGAGTAGGTTATAAAACACTATCTGAATCAATACCAGTTAAAATAGAATTGAATAATTTTGAATGTCCTTTTTAAATAAACAACATGAACGCAGAAACAGTAAACGCAATTATGGAGGCTATGCAAAGTGGCAAGACTCAACGCGAAGCAGAAAAAGAACTCGGAATAGACAGGAGAATAATAGGAAAGGTTGCAAAGGAAAACGGATTTGTACCGGATAGGATTGAGCAGAACCGCAAAGGTCAACTTAGCTCTGAAAAGAATGTAGAACGATGGGAGCAAATGAACAAAACGAGCGTATGGAAAAACAAAAACAAAGCAGGTTCTGTGAGAGTTACCACATCGCACAATTACATGAGTATATCAACCGAGCCGAATACGTTTATTTTAGATGCGTTTTGATATGAGAGTATTAATTGCGTGTGAGGAAAGCCAGGCTGTATGCAAAGAGTTTAGGCGATTAGGGCATGAGGCGTATTCTTGCGATATTCAACCTTGTAGCGGTGGGCATCCTGAATGGCACTATCAACAAGATGTTTTTGAAGTAATAGGAATGGGGTGGGATATGATGATAGCTTTTCCGCCTTGCACACATTTAGCAGTAAGTGGCGCACCGCATTTTGAACAAAAACGAAAAGATGGTAGGCAACAACAAGGTATTGATTTTTTTATGGCAATGATAAACGCACCGATTGAAAAGATTGCAGTTGAAAACCCAATAGGAATAATGAGTAATATTTACAGATTGCCAGACCAAATTATACAGCCGTATTATTTTGGCGACCCTTTTCAAAAGTCAACTTGCTTATGGCTTAAAAACTTGCCTTTACTTTATCATAATGCAGAGCCTAATTTGTTTGATGATGTAATTACTCACACAAAAGATAAGGGAGAGTTTTTTGAATGGACAGATAAAAAGACAGGAGTAAAAAAAAGACAAGCGCAATGGTTTTATGATGCTTTTAGACTTGCTAAAACAAAAGAAGAAAGAAGCAGATTAAGAAGTAAAACATTTCCCGGAATTGCGAAAGCAATGGCTAACCAATGGGGAGGCAATATATTAATATGAACGCAACACCCGAAACAATACAAGCTGCATTCGATGAAGTTCAACGGTTCGCTCAAAGTGCGCCACTATTTAAGTGGGCAGAAATTGAGGACGTTGAAATCGAAATCATTTACCCGCCCAATATTGTACCCGACCCGATGCCCGATGATGGGATAGAAACAATCGGCTCAATGCGCATTAAATCGGATCAACCTATGGTCTGCAAAACCATTTTAGTTTAATTTTACGCCTAAAATGGTGCTATGAGTTCCGAAAAACAAACAAAAATAAACTTCGCCACACCAAACGAAAGCGAGTAGTTTTGTTTGGATAATCAAACACTAAGCAGTAATATTGGAGTTTATGTAACATTTTTACACTAAATTTGTTACATAAATTTTAACTGCTTTATAACATCGTTAATGTTATCGTGCTAATATAGTGTTATTGTAATTATGCCGTCACAGTCGGGTCGGCTTCCTCAAAGTCTTGCTCCTCCTGTGTTGATACCCACTTTAAATCGGATTCCTCGTTTATGTTAGGTAGCTTCATGGCTAATACTTTCTTTACGGCTGCCGGGTATTTACTCGCATAAACAGAAACGAAACTTTCGGAGTTTTCCGTATCGCTGTCTATTCGCACGGTGTAACTAGGCTCGAATGTGAATAGGTATTTCATAGGTTGTGCATTATGTGGTTAGTGTAAATATACCAAGCCTGTTGTATTCTTATTTTGACCGCTTAAATGCTTTCTTCCCTTAGTATATTTTATATCATTTGCAATGCAAGCTAATTTTAGCGATGGATATATTTCTCCTGTATCGGTTTTAATAACTGATTTAGCCTGTAATGAAATCTTTCCAAACGCCCCATTCCGTGAACCTACATTAGTTTTATTCTTCCTTAGCGTAGCACTTATCCTATCCCTTTCTTCTTGTGGCCTAACTCTACCTACAGAATATTGCTTTCCAATAGATGCCATGCCTATCTTTCTCTTAGCCTCTTCCGTATGCCTAAAGCCAGTTTTGATTAATGAAAGTTTATTCTTTGTTTCATCAGACATAACGCCTCTCTTATGATTTGTGTATGTAAGGCAGCAATTTAAACCTCCATTAAGTACATCGTAATAATCTTGCCAGTGACGCTCCCTTATATTTAAACTATCAATATCACAGTTCTCTATAATTTCAAAAGAATGCGCTCCTATTCCGTATTTCAAAAAAGACCTGTAAAGTTTCACTTGTTGTCTAGATTTTGAATTCCCCGAATGATAGGTCTTAAATCTATTGGCAATATTCATACTTTGCCCTATATAAATTCTTCCGTTTGGATTTGTTATTTTATAGATTCCAGATTCCATTAAAATAAGTGTGTTATCCTAGCAATCTGCCCGTGCTTTGGATGGTGAACAAATCCTTCTACCGCTTTTGGCGCGTGTTGATATCCATTGCGGTGATGCCAACTATCGGTAGAAGATGGCGTTCTCAAACTTTCAACAGTTACGCTCATAAAGTCTTTTGAATACTTGTGATGTATGTGGTGAATGTAATAATATCTATGAATACATTCGTTCCAAAATCCACTTGCCTCATGCGCCATAAGTTGCGCTAAATCAGTAATCTTCGCACCATCGCCATGTGTAGTTCCGATTAGATTTGAGTGATAGCGCATATACTTTCGGTGGGCTATACTCGTATTGAATGAAATATTTCCGCAATTATTAAACCAACTCTTAATCGTATCGGCAAGAAAGAAACCGTTTGTATAATCGTGATTTGAAGGGTCATATTGCACATGAATAGGCGCAATAGGTAGAAGCATCTCAATAATATCTATGTAGAGTTTTTTTGCAAGTAGAAAGTTGTCATACCACATACCACAAGTGTCTTGTGGTGTTCCCGATGTAGTATGGTTCTTTGGTGTATCTACATGTAAAATATCATTCCCAATAACAAGCATTATTTTATCCTTGTTGAATGATGATGATTTCTGCAATAGACCACTAACTCCATCCATAACCCGCTCCCTTGCAATGCTGTGGTTATAATCTTCGCCAGTTTCAAATGCTTTTGATAGTTTGCCAATGTGAATATCGGCAGGGTCAACAACAAGCAAGTGGTTTTCTTTCGATTTTAGGTATGTTATTTTTGGATATTTCGGAGCGTATAATTTTACTTCATCGAGTATTCCAGTAAGTATAGTATTTAGGCTAATTTCTTCCTCAATTACCTCAATCTTTTTAAACCAAATTTTGATTTGAATGTTAGTAGCCTGATTAAAATTACCATTGCCAGCACCAAGCGTAGTTTCCCATGTATTAAACACGTGCCTTTCAACTTCCCAAACGTCCAAATCTACTTTACTGAATCTTATTGCGTCCTCTAAATTATTTATTTGTTCGCGTCCGTTGTAGCTAAATGTGGCTTTGTTCCCATCTTCTTCCCATGCTTTTTTTGATGCCTCATTTGACGTGTTTATTTTGGACTTGGTAGGGATTTGAGATTTACTTTTCCATTGCCTAACCCTTCGCGAGAAATGCCCTTTATCTGTCCATCCAGATTCAGAGAAAAGAATCTTAGCCACTTCTGCCGCGCCTAATGTTTTAAACATTTCTTCGGCTCGAATACGAACTTCACTCTTTTGAGGACTTCCCATATTTAGTTTTGTTGGTTAAACGTATTTTCTCCAATCCTTTAGCTGGAAGTGCGGTGCATCGGTGAATTTCCAGTTACCGCCCCACTCCACAAGCGGCTGAATCCTTATAATTATCTCAGCAAAGTTTTTAAAGTTCTGTTTGCCCCAATCTAACTTTTTGCCTAGTGTTATGAAAGCAATATCGAACGCTGCTGAGGGGTTGTAATTGTGTGCGGACTCGCCAGCGCGTGCCTGAGTAATTATCTTTCCTTTCAGCCCTCGCCCCTGTTGGTAAAGCGTATCTTGCTCATCATTACTCCGAAAGGTGCAGGTTATAAACGGTTGCGGAGCCGCTGGATATTGCCGTTGATATTCGATACAAGCCTTTGCATAAGCGGCTGAAAGTATCTCGTTTAAATCGGAGGTGGAACGTGAAGCCATTGGGCGAATATAATAAAATAAATGCCGCTAGGTTTTAGCGGCATTATGTGTTAGATAAGTGAAAGTTGTTTAAGTTCCATATCAAACCTACTATTTGCTTCTTTTAAATTTAAGCAAGCCTGTTTATAATAACTATCCTTTAGCTCTATACCTATCGCTTTTCGCCCTAAACTAACAGGGCTGAATACTTCACTACCTACTCCCATAAAAGGAGTTAAAACAACCTCATTTTTGTTTGAGTATAATTCTACTATTCTATCAATAACATCTAACTGCAACGGGTGAACGTGCTTTTCATCATCTTCTTCTTTTGAATCTCTAAACGGTAAAACATTTTTACCATCAATATCATCCCAAACACTTGAAGCATAACGCTGCCAAATGATATGAGATAGTTTATTCGTTTTAGAATCTTCCCAATCCTTATACTTTATTTTAAGATGTTCAAACTTTCCATACTTTTCTTCCATAGCCGGTAGCATTGGCGTTGTTCCAAAATATTGAGTGAATCCAGCTTCGTGAGTTACCTTTACTTTGTTTTCTCCACCTTTACGGAATATCAAAACATAATCAGGAACGGCTGTCATGCACATTGTAGAATCCTCAACAATGTTTTTATGCATTAAGGACTGAACCATTGTTCTCATTCTAACCTCCAAAGGTTCTTTCCAAATTGTAATACGGTTATTATATGTGAACCCATATTTTTTATGCAGTTCAATAATTTCGTGAGGGAAATCCCAAAGGTTATGCTTAGTTGTATTTGTTAGAATATCTTGGCAATGCACCGCGTTAATTCTACCAGATTTAGTTACTCTTGACATTTCAGAAACAAGAAACTCATACTGTGTTAGAAATTGTTCTTTGCTTTCACAGTTGCTGAAATCTTTTTCACTTGAACTGTAATTGTAAAGCCCTGCAAACGGGGGAGAATAAATTACTAAGTCAACGCTTTCATTAGGTATAGTTGGCAATACGTCCATACAATCACCGTTATAGATTCCATAATTCTCTTTAATTAATTGTTCTTTTACTTTCATTTTGTTTTATTTATTGGTTATATAAAATTTGGTTTAATAATTTCTTTTGTAAATTCCTTTCTGCTTAAATCTACCAATCCATTTATAGTTTTTTGTATTGATTCATTAAACTCTTTTGCCTTTCTTGTTTTGTATAGCAATGTATCAATAACTCTTTTTTGCCCATCGCTTAAAAGTAAATCAACTGTTACCGGCTTTGTTTGCCCAAATCTCCAAAATCTTCTTATTGATTGATAGTATTGCTCATAACTCCATGTTGGAAAATAAATTGTATGATTACAATGCTGCCAGTTCAATCCAAAAGATGTAATCTTAGGCTTAGTAATTAGTTTTTTGATATTACCGTTTGCGAAGTTTAAAAGAATATCTTCTTTCTTTTCTAAACTCATGCCTCCTTTTAGTTGAACCGCGTCTAAATCTAATTCATCAATCAAATCACCCTCATCATTAAAGTTGCACCAATAAACAGAACAATCTTTTTCACTTGCAATTTCAACCGCTCTTTCACATCGCTCTTTAAAAGTTCCTTTTTGTTCTTCTCTCACTTCGCTCATAGTTGCAGCGATACCGTTGAACATCATTATCTGCCCACCTATAACCCAATTATTTACATTCTTAACAAACACTTTATTTTCTATCAGTTCCGGTAGAACATATCTTTCATCAGAAAATCCTAAGTCAGAAGGTTTCTTAATAGATATACTCCATTGATTAAGCCAATTAAAAAAATTATCCTTTGCGTGTGGCTTTAGATACCATTTACTGCCAATATCTTGAGGGCGTATATTATTCTCATTGTTAGCAAAGAACCTTTGCAACATATCCATATAAGGCAAATAACCCAAAGCCTCAGATGATGTGCCAAATTCAATATAATCATTTGGTGCAGGCGTAGCTGTTGAAAGAAATCTATAAGGAATTTTTTTCACAAATGACGTTACATCGTTTTTTATAGCACCATCAAAGTTTTTAAGAATAGAACTTTCATCTAAAATAACTCCGACAAAATCTTTACTATTAAAATAGTGTAATCGCTCATAATTACAAATTACTATTTTCTTTGTGTGTTTCCCATCTTTAGAATACTCAATATCATCTATCCCTAACTTTTCAGCCTCTAAAATAAATTGGAAAGCAACTGCGAGGGGAGTCAATATCAGTACCTTTTTATTGGTATGCTGAATTATATTTTTCGCAATAGATAACTGAATTAAAGTTTTGCCTAAACCAGTATCAGCAAAAATTGCGACCCTTCCTTTTCTAATCGCTCGTTCAATAATGCACCTTTGGAAATCAAAAGCAATGTCAGGAATATAGTTAGGCTCAAATCCCGAATCGGACAAAGAATGTTTCTTCGCCTCTAAAAACTTTTCGTATTCATTCATAAAATAAAGAAGCCCGAAGCACTTTCGCGGGTAGAAGCCGACAAAAGCACAACGGGCAAAAAGGTTATTATTTGATTACTTCTACTAATCATGGCGGCAAATGTAAAAGTAGTTTTGAACTTTCCAAATGTTTTTGTAAAAAATAAATGCCGCCCGAATAATCGAACGGCATTCCCGAATCACATGGTGCGCTTCACAGCGTTGCGATTACTGTTTATTTCTTCACTCCAGAAACAATCGCTTTCAATATTGCGAGTATATCCGGCACACTTTGTTTCGATACGCCTGTAACGTGTAACTCAGCATTCGCCACATCATAAACAATTTTACCACTCACAATATACTTTTGCAGTTGCTCTGTATTGTAAAGATTCTCACAGCTAATTGATACGGTAAAAGTGCCGTCATCATTCGCCTTAATAGACGAATCGGGACAATGTTTTTGAACGAATGCGGTAGCTTTCTTTGTAGCGTTGCACGATGGCATAAAAGATAGGATAAAAGCGGAAAGAATGAAGATGAATAGTGTTTTCATGTTTATTGTTTTAGGGTGCTAAGGTAATCTAAATTTCCGAAGGTGATGCCTCTTTTCTGGATAGATGCCGTAAAGTTGTTTACGAAGGTTCTCTTTGTCCTCACTATCTAAGTCAGAACAAGCGAAGTCAATATAGCCGTCAATCGAATCGCGTAGGTTTAAATCCATGTGAACCTTTGCGCGGTTGAATATCTTAGTCTTTTCATCAATAGTTAAACGAGGTTTCGCCATTTCAAACTTAGCATCCTTGACCGCTTCGGAATCGCTGTTCTTATTCACCGCGTCCGCTACTGCTTTCCCGAATCCGAAAAACTGAATGAAAAATTGTAGCCATGCGCCCATGACGCGAATATAAATAAAAAAGCCCTGCAAATGCAAGGCTCTTTTAATTTCAGTTAGTGAGAATTACTCGGCTACTGGTGCATCTGGTATAAGCGAATCTACACTTTCAACCGATGCCTTTAAAGCATCAAAAGCCGTTTGAACTTCGGGAGATACGGCCCCGCTGTTTGCCAATGCCGTTTCAAGTTCCGTTACTTTGGTTAAAGTAGTTGTAACTTCTTCTTTTACTTTGCCAACTGTTGCAGTAACTTCTGCAAGTCCTAATGCTAATTCTTCTTGTGTCATAATAA